CAATTGATTTTATTTCTTCCATTAATTCAAAAAATTCCTTTTTTTGTATATCACCCAACCCAAATTCCTCCTAATTAATTATATTAACTAGTTTCTTTACCATATAAACCAAACTGCAAGTAAACTAGACGATATACCAACAATAAAAGCAAGAATTATCATTGCCACTGCCACACTAATTATAAATCTGCCGATTGTTCTCATTTTTCACCCCTTTCTTTTTTGTCTCATTTCTTTACCTCTCCCCACGTTGTGGTTAATTTAAGTTTCGGTTCAACTTTCAATCCCATCCCACTATACAACTTTGCCACTTCAATTGGTGTTAGTGGTCTATTGTAGAATACAATCTCATCAAACCTACCAGAAAAATTATGCTCCAACTTGTGATCAGCTGCAATCCTAATTGGATTTCCACCGACTGCTGGTCTTAGTATATTTAGTTCTCTGATCTGTTGTTGACCTTCCCAATATCCTATTAGAATATCGTTGTCTCCATCATAAACTACCGTATAATGAGTATACATAAATTCATCTTGATGCATTGGAAATGTATATGTTTTGTCACCGAATTTCAAATTGACTGTATACTGTTCCATCTGAAATGTCTCTACCTCATCATCATCACCCTCTACCCACCAAATAACTTCTTGATCAACTATTTCGGTTGTGAGGTACAATGCTATCTTATTACCCCATGACCAATAATAATTCTTATGTAAATCCCACGGCCCAAATTCACGATTAACATCGAGTCCAACAGAACCAAATCCACCCCAAAAACCTATGGTAAATGACTTAGAATTGTAGTTTGGTGTATATGGCATCTCCAAGTAACTAAAACCATCTGCACCTAATATTTGAACTAGATTAGAGTACCAACCTTCCCCTTGTTCTCCATCTATGATTTCTGGATTACCATAGAGTTTCATGTCATTCTTCCCAACCTTATCCCGAATGACTTGATCTCCAGTTTTAGCACCCTCAAAATCATAATAACTGATTATTCCATTATTCGATATTCGTATACTCTCATCATGTTTTCCAAATGAATCTTGAATAAACATCAGAGTAAACATGATCCATATCAACGCTACTAATACTAGTTTATTTCCGTTTCTCTTAAAAAAATTATATATTAGTAGTAAATCATCCATTTTTCTACCTCTTAACTATAATACGGGTTCTCACCCGAAGCATGATCGGTTGCATCTATTATTTCTCCAATATCAGGGAATTCTTCATATATCATCTTCTCTACACCATGTTTTAATGTAACAGCTGATGATGAACATCCTTGACATCCACCACTCATCTCGATATATAAAATGGAATCATCCACATCATATCTAATTACATCAACTTGTCCACCATGTGATTTTATTTGCGGATTAATTTGTTGGTTAAGTAATTCTTGGACATTACGTTCCATATCATTAAATTCGGGTTTGTTGGGATTGTCTACAATAAACCCAGCTGCATTAAGATCTTCCTTGTAATCTATGGAAGAACCCTGCATGGATTCAAGTGATATATCATCTACAACAAGAGTAATTGCACCAAAATCGTAAAAATTATCTCTCATATGTACTACTGGATCTTCTTCCTTTTCTGTTAGACCCATTGTGTACTCGTACCCTGTTGCTGTCTTTCCTTTTATCATTACCCGTACTAGGGCGTTTTCTGGTTCGTAATGTTCCCCTTCGTCTATTACTTCCTTGAACTTTTCTATCGCTAGTGGAGTCACGTTTAATGCGTGTTGATTCATTGATCTTACTCCGTCTTTTTTTCATTTGCTGTTCGTGTCTCTTTCTATCCATATCACGGATATCTTTACGAACATCTCGTTTGGGCATTCGATTAAAATGGTTTTTTAATTTGGTATTTGGTACTCGTACTCGATCAGTTCTACTCCGAATAACAATAGTGGAAGGTTCATCGTACCACAATCTATTGTAGTAATATATCCTTCTTGGTTTTGGTCTTGGTATATAAGCATATCTATGTGTATGTGGTATTTCATGTACACGAATAACCTCATCATATGGATATCCATAGTCCACCGTAGTTACACAACCCCCAAGAAATAATGTACTTGCTATAACACCTATCTCTATTGCAGTCCTTACCATTTCACCCCCCTATGTAGGATTGGATGCCATATGTTTAGTGATTTCCTCAGTAACTTTTGCCTTATACTGAATCTTCCCAGGTATATTCCACAACACACTCTTGTCATCTAAATTACCACTCTTTACTAATGCCCATGCATCCCTAACACTTTCAGCTTCTATCTCAACCGTATTCTCTGATGCCTGAGTATACGTTATTCTAAAAGTTTTCATCTACCCTCCTATAGATCTGATAACATTAATATTACTAATGCAATTATAGTGAATATAAACAACAACAATACCCACTCTATTAATTTCTGTACAGTTACTTTCATTAAAGTTTGAACCCTTCGTAGAATGTTGTATTCTCATCTGTTTCCTTACTAATTGTATTCATTGATATAATATCATTCTGCGCATCTTGTTCCACGTCATACAATCTCATTTTCCCACGATCCACACCAATGATAAATGCTCTCAAATAAGTAGGATCATTATAACGGTTCTTGAGTTGTTTGACCTTTAACTGATTCTGTTCTTCCAATTCCTCATTTGTGATCAATGCAATCATCAAATCAGCAGTTGCAGGAAGACCAAAACTCTCAGATGTATTCGTTAAATCTGGATCCGAATCTGCAAATCCAGATCTATTTAACTGTGTTGCACTCATGATCGGTACATCCATCTCCACAGCCAAACCACGCAATTCCTCTGCAATTGACTTAACATAGGTATACGAATTCACATTTTCATTAAATTTCGTTATCCTTGCAGAACTACATATATTTATATAGTCAACATAAATTACATCAGGTTTGAATTTCTTTTTCATACTAAGTTCATTCAAAAGATGTCTGAAATGACCCGTATGTGCAGTTGCAGTTGGATACTCCTTGACTATAAGTTTCCCACTTTCCCTCTCATTGTCCTTTGCGTTGGTTTCCATTACCTTGAATGCCTTACCCAATTTTGAATCATACTCAGTTTTGGTCATGGAAGGTAAATCCACTATAGGTACACTCAATAGATTTGCATCAATCCTTTCCGCAATTCGTTCTTCTGCCATCTCCAATGTTATATACAACACATCATATCCCGCATTCAGATTTGCAGCTGCACAATGACACATAAACAAACTTTTACCAACACCAGTACCAGCAAGAATTATATTCAACGATTTGTTACTTATACCCCCACTCGTTATCTCATTGAAATTATGTAGATCGAATGGTATCTTTGATTCCTTGGTATGGTAATAATCAAATCGTTGATCACTATCATCAAAGAAATCGTGTCCTATATTCGGATCAAATGTAACCGATAATGCATCAGTCAATATTCCAGGTATATCATTCTCACCTCTGATATCATCACTCGTATCATCAATAATCTTAATCGAATCCATAATTGCATTATACACAGCCTGTTTTTGGCAAAACTTTTCTGTTTCATCCACAATCCAATCCAATTTATAAGACCCATTTAAATTGGTTATCATGGTATCAATTGTATCGTAATTTTCCTCTGTGATGTTGTCCGAATTAGACAACATCGTACTGAGTTCATCCTTCGATGGATTCGTTTTATATTCGTCTATATACTCCTTTATCAAACTGAACAACAATCGTTCATTGTAATCTTGGAAATATGCACCATCCAAAAATGGAAATGTTTTCCTAAGATATTCCTCATCTTGTATTAAGTTACTCAATATCGCACTTTCTATTCTATTCACTATTCAACCTCTGAATCGATTAGATTTAATGTTTCTGCCAATTCCTCTATTTTCTCTGTGTTAGTTTCTTCCTTCTCTATATTCTCATTATTACCTAATCCATATTGGTATTCCTTTTTCGCATATTCCTCCAATTTTGCCATCACTGTCTCTGTAAAATATTCCACTGGGTTTTTATATATGGTTTTTGAAAACTGTTTTGATCCATCAGGAAACTCGATTCTATTTGAAACCTTTTTGAATAATCCAGCCTCAACCCCAATATCCACAAGTCCATAATATCTATCGAGGCCATGTTCGTATGTCAATAGTACCTCGACTGTCTTATTTTCTTTCGATAATCGACTTTTTTCTGTCCTACATTTAATGATATTACCAATAACTTCCGAATCCACCCGTTCCTTTCGTTTGGATAGATTCACAATAGTTGATGCAGAATATTTCAGACCAGAACCACCCGACATCTCTTTTTGTGGAATATACGAACCTACCACATCATAGACATGATTACAAACCAACAAAGGTATTCCAGCCTTTGCAAGTTTTAGATTCAGTACTCTAAATGTTGCCTTTAGTACTTGTGCCTTTGTCATGTCTCTAGTTTCTTCACCCTTTGCAGTATCTTCAATTTCCTTTGTCGAGGATAACTGACCAAGACTATCCAATACCATCATGAACGGTCTACGAACATCCTCATCTTGTTCAAGATAATTGTCGATTACCGAAAGTGCAGTATGTCTAAATTTCTGTATGGTATCTGGTTCTGATTTAACAACACGTTCTGTATCGATTCCCCTAACCATCATCATTTCATTAGTTACTGCACTCTCAGTATCAAAATAGATAACTCCACCATTCGGGTTATCCTTCAAGAATTGGTCAATAACACCCAATACAAAAAATGTTTTTCCCGTTGCAGTTTCACCCGCAAATACAGTTATCTTATTATTGGGTACTCCACCAAACAAACTACCCGATAGTACGGCATTCAATACATATGAACCCGTATCTATCGTTCCACTAAATTCTGCCGAAGATTTCCTCTCAGAAACAATGGTAGTATGTTCATCACCCAAACTTTTCACTAAACTATCGAGAAATTCATTCATCTATCTATACCCCTCTACGAAAATAAATTTGTAAACCAACCCCAAACACCTTTGGGTTTTTCGACTATTACCTCTGGTATCTCTACAGGTTTCTCCGTTATAATTTCCCCTTCTGCTTTTGCAAAGGCCTTTTGACCAAAAGTCAATTCGGAATCAGTTTCTTCCTCATCATCATCAAGTTGTGCTTCAGGTTCATCAGGATCCCAACCACTTGCCCAATTATCTGGATCTTTGGTTACTTTCTGAACCGTTTCCGCATATTTCTTTCTTGCATCACCAGCTGCCTCGATATTGACTTCGATTGATTTTTCTGCTTCCTCTACGATAGTATCAATACTTTCGGTAGATTCTACAGCCGTATCTTCAGAACCCAACGTCCAATCATCCTTTTCAGGTTCCATACTTAATTCGGTGCCATTGAACTCTGCAACTTGTTCATCAAAATCGATTGGGCCTTTTTCATCATAATCATCATCTTCTGCAAGTTCTTCCTTGTATTCAGATTCGACTATGGTATCACCCGACTGGAACACATATCCCAATTGAACTATTTGGTCATTTGATAACCCACTCAGATGACTCTTTACATTTCCCCCATCTGCATTCAAAGTTTCAAGAATTTCCTTTGAAGTAACATTATACTCTTTTGCCAATTGATACACTCTCATTTTTCACCTCATACAAAAAAATCTTCTAATGATGTTTGTTTTTCATAATTCCAACCAATCACGTTCAATACGTTTTTGAGTGGATCTAAATATGCCTTTTCAAATTGAAGATCATAATCTATATATTTCCTCAATCCGAATTCTGTAGGGAGTTCTGTCAACATACCTATAACCTTATCCCCAACTGGATTTGGTTCTTTCAAATAGGTAAATCGTATTTTTTCCCCATCTCGTATAACTGGATAATTCACAAGTTTATTCGATTTCAGTAACCTATTGTATATCAAACAACCCTTTACTTGAATCGGTGTACCCTTCTGATATCCATCCTTCGGACAAAAATACTTCGATAGACCATTCACTGAACGTGGAAATGCAATTTCCTCTACTGTAAGTTCCTTCCATTCATCTCTGAATTCAGACACATAATCTATAAGTTCATCCTCTGTACCATTCATAATGATAGACATACTATCCAAAATCTTTTTCCTACAAGATGCAGGTGTAGAACTCCGAACAGCTTCAATTCCCATTATCTTTATCTTAGGTTCTTCATACCTAACCCCCTCATTATCCCACACATTCAATACATAACGTTTCTTTGCAGTCCATACACCCTTTTCTGCAATCACCTCCCGTTTCATGATCATCTTTTGTTGGTATGCATTCATATAATCTGCAAGTTCTTCAAAACATTCATCGATGTGAGGTTCTATTTTATCCTCACAAGCTTTATCCAAGAAATCAACTATGGTATCAGGATCAGTATCATCATCAAACAATTTGGATACCAAATCACCCAATGTGACATAAACTGCATCCGTATCTACTGCAACCACATAATCTTTGTCCTCTGTATCAAGTAATCCATTCAAATAATTATTTATTTTCTGTTCAATCCATCGAATAGAAAGTTGTCCCGATAATGTGATCGATTCACACAATCTCAAATCGAAATAACGAAAATACTTATTCCCTAATGCACCATATGCACTATTGAGTGCAATCTTACGGGCCATCTGTATTGTGTTGAATTTTGCAACATCTTGAGTTCTATTATTTTTGATGGATTCCATCATTTTGTTTTTTGCATCGACACGTTCATCATACATTTTCTCCATCAATTCTGGAAGAAATCCGCGGATTTCCCTAGTAAACATATATCCAGATGCAGTCATCGTTGATTCATGTTTATCTAAATCTGGTAGTTCAATTTCTTTCAACATCTCAGGAACCAAATCATCAGATGCAGTAAAGAATTGAGGTAAATCATTTCGTAATGTCTCTGGTGATATGTTGTATTGCATAATCAAATGTGGATACAGACTATTTAAATCAAACGATACTATCCAATCAGCTGAAATCCCTTTGTCTGGAATTTCCTTCACAAATCCACCAGCATACGACCCATCCTTATCCGTAGTATTCAATGGTGGAATTACAATGTTCTTTTTTCGTAAATGGTTGAATATCAATGCATCCCATGTTCTAACTTGGGAGAATGCTTCCTCATAGTTGATACCCGCATCATATGCAACTTGTAAAGTTAATTCGATGAGTTTTAGTTTCTCGTCTAATCTATCGACAAGTTCTACATCTTGTATGTTGTATGCAACCCAATTATCAAAATCATTGGTGTAATGATCTCTCATAGTACCATCATATGACAATTTTCGATCACCCAATTCAGTAAATGCAATATGATCCAATGTATACCTTTCTTGTTGATTGTAGGTATACTTCTTATACAAGTCCATATAATCTAAAGTTGCAACCCCAAACACAATAAATGCAAGTTGTTCACGATTATGAACCTTGATATTCTTTTCCTTTATGAAATTAAAGGGAGACAATTTTCGAGTAAATGGTTTCCCGAATAGATTTTCCATTCTCCGAATGAGATAAGCCATATCAAAAAATTTGACGTTCCATCCCGTTACCACATCAGGTTTCAATACTCTGAACAACTCATGAAATTTTTCTAATAATTCCTTCTCAGTCTCACACTCCAAATACTTGACATTATCCTTAGTTACTCTGTGTTTTCCCAAACCGAATGAATATATCTGTTTGGTTAAACTATCCTTCAACGTAATTACATTTATTCGTTCATTGGCCAATCTCGTATCTGGAAATCCATCTTCAGATTCGGTTTCAATATCAAGTGTACATACTCTTATCTTTTCTACATCCCACTCACAGTCCTCAAATTCCTTACTTATATACTGATGTGTCCATTCTCTATAACCATAAACACGAAAATCCGTACCTTTATATGTGTTTATGAAGTCATGACAATCCTTTATAGTTCCAGGTTTTATGGTATCTACAGAAACACCTTCTAATGTTCTATATTTGGTTGGTTGATCAGTTCGTATAAAAAGTGTAGGATTGAATTCTTCCTCAAACTGAATCCGTTCACCATCTTCGATAGTTCGTACTAAAATTTTACTTCCTATGTTATGTACGTTTGTATAGAATTTTTCCACATTATCTCCACATAAAAATGGGGCAGAGATTTCCCTCTACCCCACTCAGTTATCCTTTCAACTTATTCGGTGAGTAACTCACTTTTACCTTTTGCAATTTTCCCACCCTTACCAATTGAAATAACTTTTGGTTTCTTTTCATCAGGAACCACATTCTCCAATTCGATTCTAAGAATCCCATCAGATAAATCTGCACCACTTACAACAATGGTATCAGATACATTCCAAGTCCTATTGAAAGTCCTTGATGCAATTCCTTGATGTAAGTAATCAACACCTTCACGATCATTAGATCCCGTTACAACCAAACGACCTTGTTCTGGTTCATGGACTACTTCAATTTCGTCATCATTGAAACCAGCAACTGCAAGTTCGATTGTATAGTTATCACCCTCTCTGAGAATGTTATACGGTGGATAATTTCCACCACTTGTTGGGTTTAATTCAAACGCATTTAGCCGATTGAAAAATTTATCAAACCCCACAAAGTGAGGATCGTATTTGTTAAGTTGTTGAAATATACTAGTCATTTTCATCTCCTATTTAGCAAGATTATTTTGGTTGTCCCGTAAGACCAACCCATTTATATATGTGAGAAACCAATTTTCCCACTACTCCCTAAGCTGCAAGAATCATACCAACTTGGTATCATATTCATACAACTCAAAGTCCTTTTGATACATGTCCACAACCAACCCAATAGTTTTTGCATCGTAGTACGACTTCCATTCGTCACTACTTGTAATTTTATCGGTTTTTAGTGTGGATAGTTCTACGATTTCATCTATAGTAGAATTTGGTAGAAATAAGAAATGATCATCTTCCAAATCCTTAATAAACCCCTTCCAATCCTCAGTAATGGTTTCCTCTTTCATAAAATAGACTTCACAGTTGGATTCATTCTCAAGGAACAAATTTTGTTGTATATATCCTGGATTCAAACCCGAACCAAGTTCCACTTGATGTAGATCTCCCTGTTTGATCAATCCCAAAGACTTACCAAACGATTCACCTACAGGAAAATAATTTGCACCATTATTCAATACCTCTGAATAATGCCTCCTCCACACATCAACGACACGTTTAAAAGGATTCTTTATTACGGTATAGACTGTATGTTTATTTATATCCAATTTTGATTCTAATTCAGACAACCTCTCACTATCGTGCATCACAGTAAGTGTTTTGGGCATCCAACGTGTAACTATTTCACGGAATCTCGTATCAGAATTCCCAGCTATATCCATAAATACAATCTTCTCTTTACTCAATACCGAACTCATTTTTATTTTTTCCCTATATTATATTTCACTACCAATTCCCATTCATCCTTTTCCTCAAATCTAAGTATTTTGACTTGATTCATAGGTGCAACGGGATCCAACGGATCATCCTCGATTAACTTCACCAATCCCCACTCAACTAATAAATTTGTTATGGTGTTTCTTCGTGCAATATCATTCTCAGATAAATCAGAAGGTTTACCATCCAATAAAAATAACTCCTTAAAGTGTACTATATAATAACGACCTTGTTTATGCAGAATATGACAAGATTGATATAATTTCTGTTCCTTTCTAGATGCAATTCCAATTCTACCCAAAGTTTCCTTTACTTTTAGAAAATCATCTGGTTCTGCAAGTTCCACCTCCACTAAATTTTCAACTATATTTTCAATAGTCTCATTCATTTATTCGTACCACCTTTTCTAGATTTATATTCAATATAGAGTAATTGAGCTTCGGTCAACAATTTTAATGCTTCTTTGGCTCTAACATTTCCATATTTATAATATTCCTTAACCAATTCAAGTCTTTTAAGCTCTGTTGGTTTTGTCCATGATTTAAGTTTTAGATGCCCCTTTTCAATAGTATTTATAAAATAATCAAATTGGAGTTTATGTGGTAAATGGGATTGACCATTCATTTCATTTGCATTATGCACATGATCTATGTGATTAGACAAATTTCTATTCACATAGAATGGTTTATAATCCTTTTCTACCCTACCATCCCAATTGAAACCACTTTCCATAATATTTTCTTTGGTCTGTGTGATAGCTTTCCAATAATCAAGCAACTCCCATCCAAGTTTATATTCTTCTTCGTCTTCCTCTACAACTACTTCATCTCCCCATAAATCCTTTCCTATGACTTTTTTCATTACAGATACCCACATTTGTCTGCTATATCCAATAAACAACAAACAAAATTTATTTCCTGATCTGCCACGAATGCAGATTTATAAGAATAATCACCAATAACACGAACAACATTCGGAATGTGTTCTGGTGGTATTTTTTCAAGAATAGAATCATACAATTTTCTGTATAGAATCGGAGGATCATGATCCAAGTTATCTACTGCCCATTGTCTCATGACGGAAAATCGTTTTTCTTTCAGAATATCAATCAGTTCATTAAACTTGTCATCCGAAATTTCTTCTAATATTTCATATTCCAAAGTACCACTTGTAGAAAACCGCTGCAATTCATTGAGTACCCTTCTCCAATCAGGTAACCATTTCATAATTACCTCTGCAACAACTCTATCATTCCAAGTCACAGATTCCTTTTCAAGAATCCATTGAACTCTACTCATAAATTCTTGAGCAATCCTCTGAGTTTCCCCTTTTTCGAGTCGGAACTCAATGACGCTGCAACGAGAGTGCAAAGGATCAATAATCCTATTGGCAAAATTACAAGTGAAAATAAAACTACAATTATTACTAAATTCTTCGATAAATCCCCTAAGAGCAGGTTGAACTTCGTTTGGAGTGCAGTAATCTGCTTCATCTAATATCACCACCTTTCGACCACTACCACCCATCAATGAAACAGTAGAGGCAAATTCAGTTACTTTTGTTCGTAGAGTATCTATAAGTCTACCCTCGTTAGATCCATTAACAACTATATAAGTACATCCAACTTCCTCACATAATGCTCGGGCAACTGTAGTTTTTCCAATACCAGCAGTTCCCGTTAATAGTAAATTTGGAATTTCTTTATTGTCCACAAACTCTTGGAAAGTCTTTTTAAGACCTTCCGCGAGTATACATTCGTCTATAGTTTTGGGTCTGTATTTCTCTACCCAAAGAAATTCTTCTCTCATATATTATTCAGCCTCCATTGAATCAATTAGTTCATTTTCACGATCTTCTACCGCATCATGCACTATACCATATGAAGAATCGGGTTCCAATGCAATCCAATATTCCAAATCCAAACTCTTATGTGAAAAATGACTAATATTCTTAGAAGAAATATCTACCGTATAGTCACCCTTCAGGAGTCTCAAATTTTCCATCTTGAAATACATTTCATAACTTGTACCGTTACCATCACCAACCTCTAATTTACTGAGATTCGAGTCTTGATTTTTCTTATCTAAAACAGTAAGATATGTAGATCCACCTTCACTTACACAAGCAAGATCTGGTGCTGAAAGATTGGCTGCCATATTTCGTACAGTCTGTATCTGTTCATCTGTCAACTCAAAAGTAATTTCACCTTCAGGCATTCTTATATCCTTAGTCGGTGTAACTACTGTACTTTCATCCGCATAATGGTATTTACAATATGATCCATTCAAGGTAATATCAACATGATCTCCCTTAAACTCATATTTTGCACCTTGATACGTTGGTGAAGTAACTACATTCAAGAATTGTGGTAAATCATAAATTGCAAACTGTGTTGGAAATTCTTCCGTCACTGTTGCCCTTGCAAGTAAGGTTTTCATATCAGATACCGTTTTTAATTCTTGTCCTGGATTTATCAATATTGAACTATTAACCATAGAAAAATTTCTCAATATATCAATAGTTTGTTTGGTAATTTGCACTTTCACTTCTCCTTCAAAAATTGTTGATAAATATTATCTGCAATACATTTCATTTGCATAGGTGCAACCATAAGGCCTATCCTCGCAAGTTTCTCATTCAGGGTTCCAACCAATTTGAAATCCTCTGGTAAAGTCATTAATCTCATTGCCTCTTTAGTCGTATAACCTCTATCCTCTCTTGGATGTAAATGAACTGCAAGACTAGTTTGCAATCCAGTTTCCGATAAAGTATGTGATGGTAGATCCCAGGGAGTTCTTCTAGACTGAAAATGTGAATTTTTCGGTTTTGGATTGTTCTCAGGATCTTGTTTATATCTACGTTCCATCTCTGCATAACAATAATCACCAACTGCAACATATGTCTGCTCGACAGGTATATCCTTCGGCATTAATTGCATCCACTCATACTTGGTTTTGGTTTTCATATCATCACATAATATTTGTGCCTCCTTCATATTTTCCTCATCATCTAATAAATCATATATACCATCCCTCAGTGTTGGTCTTTTTTTATCTGGATCAGGGAATACCATAGAATTAACATTCAGGAATGTTGCCCCTACCTTATCCATTATATCTTCTCTCACCCCAACCATGAAAACACGTTGTCTCCTTTGTGGTACACCATGATCAGCTGCATTCATAATTCTGTAAGTTCCATCATAAAATCCAGGACTGATCCCATGTTCCAATTCGTTTATTATCCGTTTCCATTGTAAGTCTGCATCATCATGTGTCATACCCTTTACGTTTTCACAGACCCAAACTTTCGGTTGTAGTTCAACTATCAACCTTGCCATTTCCATAGTCAAATCATCTATTTTCTGTTTTGTACCATACACACTTCTCTCTTTATCCCATTTTGCATGACTTTTCGTATCCCTCACTTCAACCTTGGTCTTAGTACCAAATATATCAGTGATTTCGACTTCTTCCTTACCACCTCTACCCTTATGGGTTCCCGATTGGGAATATGCAGGACATGGTGGACTACCATCCAATATATCAAGTTCACCCACACCCAAACCAGTGATATCAAGTATATCCGATCCCTTTACTTCACGGATATCACCCACTATAGTTTTTGTATCTGGGAAATTTTCGAGGTAGGTATCAACTGCAATTTGTTGAAATTCGTTGATGAGTAAGATTTCACCACCAGAAAGTTTGTAACCAGTAGAACTACCACCCCCACCTGCAAATAACGAAACAACATTAAATAGTTTTCTATCTGATGACTTTTTGACATCATCTAAAGTGTATCTCATATACATCTATTTATCACCTCACTTATACAGCTGCAATTTCCGTACCAACTATTCCATAGTCAATTCAGTTAAATTTAGTTCAGAACCAAGTGTACCCTTTACCCATGTATTAAATGAAATACTCACCCTAGTCTGTTTAGTTTCGTTTCGAGGTACACTGTGTCTCAAATAAGATGGAAACATCACAAGTTCCTGATCGTTCACATTGAACCAAAACATAGAGGAATTAAATGCTTGATAATCCTCTGTTGGAAATTGTTGTAGAAATCTATTGTGTATAGATTCATCGTGAAAATGTATTCTATCATCCTTAACAGTAGAAATATAAAATACCCCACTCAAAAGACTATTCGGGTGAGAGTGTTCATGATGAAATCCACCTGTATTAGTTATGTTCAACCACGATTGAGTAATATAAAAATTCAAATCATTGGTTGGTTTATATACTTCTCGGGCCATTTCGTTTATCGAATTCACACAAAAATCATGTATTTCATTCAACTCAGGATTATTTCTGAAAACATAACTATCAACCGACCTTAGATTACCTGTATTATCTGAACATTCACAAACAAACAATTCTTCGTATTTGTTCTGTTCTGATGTTGTTGGATCTCTAAATGTTCTTTGTACTACTGGGTCTGCAAATACTCCAGATATTCTTGGTTCTTCCATTATCACACCACCTTACTAAAATTCTGTACTTTTTCAAATTTAATCACTTCATCAAACCGATCATACAATGTATCACCCTTATGAGAAATTACGAATACATTTATGGAATCATCCAAACTATTGATCAGTTTCATGAATTCCTCTGTTCCTGTGGAATCCAACGAACTATCAAATACCTCATCCAACACAAGTAGATTGGTATTTGCACTGTTTTTCAATTTTGCAACTGCTCTCCAAGTGAATAGTAATGCAAGATCAATTCTCATTTTCTCACCTTCACTAAAAGATGCATAACTGAATTCATCACGATGACGACTACGGATGACCTCATTAAATTCCTCATCCAATGTGAAATCGAAATAGGAATCCATCGCAGACAGGTGTTTGTTGATCAATTTATTCATAATAGGTAGATACTGTCTGACTATTCTTGTTTTAATACCCGTATCCTTGAGTAGTTCATTTGCAGTCTCATGGTACAGTTTATCCTGCATCAATTCATCTTTCTGTCTAAGGAATTCAACCTTTTCCTCATTCAGAATTTTTAGTCGTTCATTGTCATCTATAGATTTTCCCTTGACCTTTTCAAGATACTCTATTTCCTCCTGCATACTTCTATTCATGGATTTGTTTGAACCAATATTGGATTCTATCCTTCTCACAAATCTCTTTGCACGTTCTAATGATTCTTCCACACCATCCCAATAATCATCTCGTTCTTCTTCCTTTGCAATAGCTTTGGTTACGAGTTCAATCCCTATTTTCAATTCTTCTATCTGTGAAATATTATCGGTGACTATTGGTTCTTTGTGTTCAAGTCCTATAGATTGTTTGCATTTGGGGCATTCAGTTTCATGTTCAAAAAATTTAATGGATTTCTCCAATTTTGCAACTTGGCCTTCCATACTACCATGATACCCATACATTTTGAATATCTTTTGTTCCCATTCCCCATGATGTGAGTATTCCTCTAAAAGAGTAGAAACCGTTTCTTCGGCTTTCGATTTATCGATAAGTAGTTTCTCATTACTTCTAGTATTTTCTGTAATCCTGTCTTTGGTTTTCTGAATCTTATCATTATTGATCTCCAGTACTTCGTTCATATACTTTTTCTGAACATTGATTTTTTCTTCGTTCAGTTCAAGTCTGTTGTTATTATCTACTGTATTTCCCCTATTTTCACCAATACGAACTTTTAACAATTGGTTCATCAGTGAAAATACTTGAATGTCTAATAGATCTTCGATTATCTCCCGTCTATGGTTTGATGGGAGTTGCATGAACGGTAGGAAAGAACTAGAACCCAACAATATAATCTGTGTGAACGATTTATAATTGAGTTTCAGTACTTGTTTTTCTAAAATGTCTTGATAATCCCTAGATTTGGCATCTTGGTTCATCAAACGACCATCGATATAGATCTCAAAAATATTTGGTTTAATACCTCGTCTTACCAAATATTTCTTACTACCAATTTCAAATTCAACCTCAGCTACACAATCTCTTTCATTTATAGTATTAACCAATTGTGGTTTGTTTATTCTCCGAAATGGTTTGGAGAATAATACAAACGTCAATGCATCCAACATGGTTGATTTACCAGATCCATTGTCACCCAACACCAAAGTAGTACGGGTATTGTTTAAATATATTTCGGTAAATCTAGAACCAGTAGACAGAAAGTTCTTGTACCTTATCACATTAAATTTTATCATACTATATCAAGTGCCTCGATGTATAAATCCTTCAACAAATTATTCAACCTACCCTTGTCTACATCGAGACTCATTGAATCTACATACTTTTCCAAAATAGTCAATGTATCTTCTGCTTCATCGACTATATCATCATCTTCCAACAATTCGTTACTACCCTCTAATATGGAAATATTTTGTGGACTACTCATATACAACCCATCTATAAATTTATCAAAGAAAAAAGGATTCTGTTTATTTCGTACAACTACTTTAACATACGTTCCCTCATATGACTGAAAATCAGTCATAACATCATCTAAATGGTCTGCATTAGTGTCATCATAATAGACCATGTTAAACAATTTATACGGGTTCTCTATGAAATTTAATTCACGACTTTCCGTATCAAGTGTATGAAATCCCTTTTTTATATCATAATCACTCCACATTATTTCGTATGGAGAACCCAAATAGTAAATATGCCCATCATCACTCTTATAATGAAAATGACCACTATAAACAACATCAAACTTTTGAAAAGTTTTTTTACTAATCCCATGATTACACACCGCACCTTTAAACATTGAAAATCCACTAACCTCTAAATGACCCATCAAAATCTGCGCAGGAGTATTAGTTATCTCCATCATGGAATCCTCAAGATTATCAGGATTAATCCATGGCATAAAACATATATCAAGCCCATCGAAACTAACAGTCTCAGGTCTATCATATATGTGTATGAATGGGGCATCACCAAATAATTCATTTACTGCATTTATTTTGTTTGTGTTTCTGTAGTATGTGTCGTGATTCCCAATAATAATATGAGTATCAACTCCACTATCTTGGAGTCGAAAAATAAAATCAGTCCTAAGACTATTAAGTGTGACAAAATTAACATATTTCCTCCTATCCACCAAATCACCCAAATGTATCACAGTTTTTATATCGTTATCAATGATATAAGGAAAAAATATATCATCATAAAATTTCATCATATAATCATTTATCACACCACTATCAT